ATGTTACAACCTACTTCGGTACGGTTAAGGTTGACACACAGACAGTTGCCAAGGCTGCTGATCTTGTGGCAAACGATTATGTAACATTCAAGGCTGCTGATCTTGCTATTACAGCCGGAACACCTTTAACTGGTGGTACAAACGGCACGGTTGACGGCACAGCACATCAGGCTTACTTAGATAAAATCGAATCATATACCTACAACACCATGGGCGTTGTGGTTACTGATGATGTTACCAAGAAGTTATATGTGGCTTTCAACAAGCGTTTGCGTGATGAACTTGGTATCAAGTTCCAGTTGGTTGTTTACAACCTGTCTGCTGATTATATGGGCGTTATCAGTGTGAAGAACAAGGTAACAGATACAGGATGGTCAGAAGCAGCACTTGTGTACTGGGTAACTGGTGCAGAAAGCGGTTGTGCGGTCAATAAGTCTTGTCAGAACAAGAAATATGACGGCGGTTTCACCGTTGATACCAATTACACACAGAATGAGTTGAAAGCAGCAATCAAGGCGGGTGAGTTCACTTTCCATAAGGTCAACGGCGTTGTCCGTGTGCTTGAAGATATTAACTCTATGGTGACCACTTCGGACACTTGCGGGGATGTATTCAAGGACAATCAGACGATCAGAGTTATTGACCAGTTGGGAAATGATGATGCAGTTCTTTTCAACACTAAGTATCTTGGTGTTGTTCCAAACAATGCATCAGGCAGAACTTCCCTTTGGTCTGACTTGGTGAAAATCCGTACACAGTTACAGGAACTTGGTGCTATTGAAGGGTTCACTGATTCTGATGTTACGGTTGCACAGGGCGATTCCAAAAAGGCGGTTGTGATTACATCAGCAATCACCGTTGTGAACGCTATGGGTAAACTCTATGAAACGGTTACGGTTGCGTAAGAAAGGGGTGAAATAAAATGCCGAATGTAACAATGAAAGCAAGGGACACTATTGCAGCAAAACTTGCTGAATGTTTTATCACAATCGGAAGTAGAAGATACAACTTCATGCAGATGATTGATATGGAAGCAAAGGTTGAGAAAACCAAGACTACTGTTCCCCGCCTTGGTGCAATCATGGCAGGTCATAAGTCATGCGGTATGGAAGGTACTTTTTCCGGCACAGCACACTATAACCAGTCAGTTCTTCGTCAGGCATTACTTGACTATAAGAACACTGGTGAGGATGTGTATTTTGAAATGCAGATCACCAATGATGACCCAACCAGTGATGCGGGCAGACAGACGATCATTTTCTATGACTGCAACACTGACGGCGGTGTGTTAGCAAAATTTGATGCTGACGGGGAATACCTTGATGAAGAGATTGAAGGAACATTTGAGGACTTCTCAATGCCTGAATCTTTTGCAAACCTCACGGGTTTTCTTACTAACTAAGTAACAGAACCCCTTGTGTGGCTTTTATATAAGGTCATATAAGGGGTTTTTTCTATTCTTTGATAAACAGAAGGGAGAACAACAAAATGTCAAAATTTAGTGCATTTATGAAAGCGAATAAAAAGGTAAAGGAAAATGAAAAGTTTGCACCTACTGCTTCACTTCTTGGTTCAGACGGAACACCTGTTAGATGGGAGTTCAGACATATCAGTTCCAAGGAGAATGAAGAACTTCGTGATGCAAACACCATTGAAGTTCAGGTGACAGGTAAGCCGAACTTATTCAGACCAAAACTGATTACTTCAAAGTACCTTATGGCAATGATCGTGAAGTCAACGGTGTTTCCTGACCTTTACGATAAAGAGTTACAGGACAGTTACGGTGTGATGACCCCGGAAGATTTAGTCTATGCAATGGTTGATGATGCCGGGGAAATGCAGGACTTCCAGTTATGGATGCAGAAGTTTCAGGGATTTACCAAGTCACTTGATGAAAAGGTTGATGAAGCAAAAAACTAATTGAAGAAGGGGACGGTGAATCAAATTATGCTTACTGTGCCCTTCTAAAACTTCACATTCTTCCATCAGTGTTCTTGGCTATGGATGAACAGGAAAAAGCCTTTGTGATTGCTTCAATCAAGTTGAAAGCAGAGCATGACAAGAAGGAAAAGAAAAAGGCAGAAGCAAGGGCAAAGAAAAAACACTAAGAAAGGACGGTGAAACAGGTGTCATCTATTCAGACAGGTATTGAACTTAATGACCAATTCAGCGGAGTGTTGAACAACATCATCAGTTCAGTGAACCTTGCCGTGTCTGCAATGTATGATATGCAGCAGTCAATGAACGCTGATATTGATACAAGCAGTATTGAAGGGGCAAGGGATGAAATCAATCAGGCAACCGCTGCCATTGAAGCAATGAATCAGGCAGCAAGCCGACAGACCGCACCTGATATTGCACCGCCTGTTGTGGATGGTGGAAATCAAGAACCGATTCCTGTACCTGTTGACCCGGTACTTCCTGACCCTTTGGTTGAAAATCCTGAACCAATCAGACCTGAAATTCAGCCAAACGCACCGCCTGACCCTGAACCCGTAGAAATCCCGGTCACATGGAACACTGACGGGATGGATGTGTTCACAGGAACAGGTGTTGAACGATTTCAGCAAGAAGTTCAGAGTGCAAACGATATGTTGAACACACTGAACACCACACAGGCAAGGATTTCACAGACCGCACAGGGAATGGATATACTGCCGGATGCAGCAGTTCAGGATATGAACACCATGCAACAGCGGTTATCTGCAATTCAACAGCGGATTCAGCAGATTGAGAACAACCCGGTAAATGTTGGGGCAGACAATGCAAATGCAGAACTGGAACAGTTGCGTATGCAGTTGAATCAGGCTATTCAGGAACAAAATTCACTGAATCAGGCAATGCAGAACATGGATGTTTCTGCTACCAATGATGCCTATTTGCGTTTGTCACAAACTGTTGGCAACACAGAAAGGTACATCCGTGACAATGTGGATGAACAGGGGCGTTTCAATCAGGAAATTTCAGCCGGAACGCAACAGGCAAATGAACTGACCAATACCATCAAACGGGCAGTTGCAGCCTATGTCAGTATTCAGTCAGTTGGGAAAGCACTGAACATTTCAGACGAACTTGTTCAGACAACATCCCGTTTGAACATGATGAATGACGGGGTTCAGACAACCGCTGAACTTGTCAACATGGTATATGCAGCAGCACAGGATGCAAGGGGTTCATTCAGTCAGATGGCTGATGTTGTTGCCCGTTTCGGTAACAACGCAAAGGATGCGTTCAGCAGTTCAGAAGAAGTTGTTGCTTTTGCTGATCTGATTCAAAAACAGATGACGATTGCCGGGGCAAGTACCCAAGAAGCAGCAAATGCAGAATTGCAGTTATCACAGGCACTTGGTTCAGGTGTCCTTCGTGGTGATGAATTGAACAGTATCTTTGAACAAGCACCTAACCTGATTCAGAACATTGCGGACTATCTTGATGTTCCAATCGGTAAGATCAGAGAAATGGCAGCGGATGGGGAACTTTCCGCTGATGTAGTCAAGGCAGCAATCTTTTCTGCTGCTGATGACATTAACAGCAAATTCAATGAAATGCCTATGACTTGGGGGCAGATATGGCAGTCAATGCAAAACACCGCACTGATTGCATTTCAGCCTGTTCTTCAAAGACTGAACGATTTAGCCAATAGTGAAGCATTTCAGACTTTCATTCAGGGTGCTATTGAAGCAATGGCAACCCTTGCGAATATCCTTCTGAATGTGTTTGATTTGGCGGTGTCAATCGGTACTTTCATAGGTGATAACTGGTCAATCATTGCACCTATCGTATACGGCATTGTGGCAGCACTCACAGCATACATTGCTATTTCTGCAATCGTGGCAGCAATTAACGGTGTCATGGCAATAGCAGAAGGTGTCAAGGCTGCTGCTCAAATGATGGCAACAGGTGCAACATTCGCAGAAACCGCAGCACAGCAAGGTCTTAACGCTGCATTGATGGCTTGTCCTTTAACTTGGATTATCATGCTGATTCTTGCGTTGATCGTGGTTATTTTTGCCGTATGTAATGCGATTGCAAAAATGACAGGTATTGCAAATTCAGGGTTCGGTGTGATTAC